TATTCTATCGAGTATTGGAAGATGATGGGAATACCCGAGATATTTCCGCTTCGTCGATCTTACACATCCACGAGCCAGAGTGGGCCGGGGGCGTTAGGTCGCATCCAACCATTCAGCACTCGATCAATCATGTCCTCGATGAAATCGAATTACTGGCCTTAGAAAAACATGCAGTGAAAGACAATGCCGACGTATCGCGGATTCTGAAAACGGCACGAGGTGAAATCGACGATAATGGCGACTTCGTAGTCGGTGGCTCTGTGGGTGCTGGTGAGCCGAGTGATCCCGTCACTCTCCAGCGGATTGTCGGTGGAAAGCTCGTGGCGCTCAAACCCGACGAATCTCTGGAGAGCTTCCAGTCAAATCGACCATCACCTACGTTCACTGGCTTTCTCGAACACCTACGACGCGATTCCGCACTCGGTGTAATCCCATTCGAGTTCGCTGCGGATTCGAGCAAAGTCGGTGGGGCAGGTGTGCGATTGATCGTAGCCAAAGCAGATCGGCGATTCTCATTTCGACAAATGATTCTCGAACGTCGTTTGATCAAGCCCGTGTGGATCTACGTGATTGGCGATGCAATTGCCCGCGGACTCTTGCCGCCTATTGCGGAATGGTGGAAGATTTCCTCCGTGCCTCCGAAGCGGGTGACTGTAGACGCTGGACGCGAAGCCCAACAGAACCGCGCCGATGTGGAGATGGGTCTCAAAACTCTCTCCGATCACTTCCAGGAACTCGGGGCAGATTTTGGTGAGGAAATCGAACGCCGTGCTAGTGATGCGAAACTCATCATCGAGACTGCCGAAAAATACAGTGTCCCCGTTGAGATGCTTTGGAAGCCAAGTGGCACAGCGTTGACACCGCCAACCGGGCGTGAACCCGGTTCTTCAACATCGCGAGTGGCTCATTCAACCTGATGCTCTGCAAACAATCTCTGCCGCCTTTCAAGAACAGGCAGACCGTGGAGGATTTCTCTCGAAGCAAGCTCCGCAAAATTCTCTCCTCTCCATCGACGATGGCATTGGTGTCGTGGCCATCGAAGGCCCGATTCTTCGCAAGCCCGATCTCTTCGCTCGTGTGTTCTTCGGCGCGACCAGTTCCGAGGAAATCGCGGACGCGCTGCATGAGGTCGAAGGTCGCGCGGACATCAAGGCGGTGTTTCTCAACATCGATTCTCCCGGCGGCACCGTGGCCGGCACACCGGAACTCGCCAATGCGGTGGCACGGCTCGATAAGAAGAAGCCGGTCTATGCCTTTTCGTCAGGCCTCATGTGTTCGGCTGCCTACTGGATCGCGAGCCAAGCACGCGCCGTCTATGCTACGCCATCCGCTCAAGTGGGTTCGATTGGAGTGGTGCAAACGGTGATCGACAACAGCGCGGCACTCGAAAACCGAGGCATCAAGGTCGAGGTCTTTTCCGTCGGCAAATACAAAGCGATGGGTGCGCCCGGCACTCCACTCACCGATGATCAACGCAAATTGATTTCCTCGAACCTTGCTGAGATCGCTGGTGAGTTCCACGCGGCAGTTCTCGCAAAAGGTCGAGCCATTCCCACGGAAGCTATGGAAGGCCAGACCTTCAGCGGCAAACAAGCGCAACGTCACAACCTCGCCGGAATGGTTTCGGACAGGTCTGAAGCCATGCGTCGTCTTCGTGTCTATCACTCTTCGTCGGTTGACACCGGATCACTGGCAATGGACACGCCCATCGAAGACGAACTCGCCCAAGCCCGCACTGAACTCGCTGATCTCAATCGGGACCACCAAGCTCAGACTCAACTCCTTGCAGAGGAATCAGCCGCCGTATGCACACTGCGCGGCGAAGTGGAAGCCCTCAGCGCACAACTCGAAACGCTCACCAATGAGCGGGACGCAGCTACCGAGCAGGCCACTAGCCTGCAATCCCGCGTCACCGAACTGGAAGCATCACAGATTGATTTCGATCGTCGCGTTCAGACCGAGGTGGCCCGCATTGCCGCAGCTACAGGCACAAACCATCCGGCTCGCGTCACCCCCGCAGGAGACGGTCAGACACCAGGGACGCCTGCAAGCTACGACCAGCTCGCCGCCGAATACGACCGCCTCGTTTCAGCACGCAAACCAGAAGAGGCCGCCGCCTTCTTTCAAACTCACCTCAAACCATTCTTCAACCGCTAAGCCGTCATGCCCAATACCAACGCCACAGTAAATGCCGCCATCATCGCCCAGACCGCGCTCACCACGCTACAGGCAAAGTTCCCGCTCCTTGGACAAATTGCTACCGACTTCTCATCGGCGAGCGTGAAGTTCAATCAGGACATCGTCACCCACATCGTCACGCCAACTGTGGCCAAGGATTTCGTTCCTGCTACAGGTTACGTCCCTGACGATCAGGCACAGGTCGATGTCAGCGTCAAAATCAACAAGCACGCCTACGCGGGCTATGCCATCACCGACGTCGAACGCTCGACAAGTGAGATCGACCTCAACCAACGTTACGCAGATAAGGTAGCTTACGCTCTCGGTCGCAAGGTGAGTGACGACCTGATGGCGCTCATCATCAACGCGAACTTCACCAATAAGACGGAAATCGCGGTAGCCAGCTTCGGTCGCAACGCAGTGGTGGATGTCAGCACCAAGCTCAACAAGCGCTTCATCCCAGACATGGGTCGTTTCATGTTCGTCAACTCGGACTACTACAACGCCCTGCAAAAGGACGAGGCTCTCTACAAGGCCTACATCACCCCAGCTGCGAGCAATGTGGTGGTCACTGGAATGCTGCCCGACGTGAACGGCTTCACTGTGATCGAATATTCGGCTCTTCCCGAGAATGGTGAACGATTGGTCGGATTCGCTGGTATTCGCGAGGGACTCATCATGGCTGCTCGCGTGCCGGATGTGCCAGCCAACACTGGTGACACCGTCATCCGCGTGGTTACCGACCCGCGCACTGGCCTCTCGATTCAGGTCCGTGATCGCTATGACGGTCGCCTAGGCAAGCAAGAAGTGAGCTTCACACTCATGTATGGCTTCGCCACGGGCAACAAGCCGGTGATCGAGCGGATCATTCGCCCTGCCTAAATTTCCCTCTGGTTCGTGGTCGCCCTCTCTCTGGAAACGGAGAGGGGGTTTATTTTTGACATGCCTACCACGGCATGAGTCTCGAATCCGACATCCTCAACGACCTACAGCAACTTCTCCATGAGCATGGAGTGAAGGGGCAGTGGAACGGCATCAACCTGCTTGTGCTGGTCAGTCGAAATCGCAACGAGCAGCAACTCGATATTGGCGGCTTTGTGGATTCACCAGATCTCAGCCTGCGTGTGCCAAAGCTCGCATTTCCTGCCGCTCTGCCAAAGCTCGGGGAACGCATGGAGGTGGATGGTGCCGTCTATCGCATTATACGCGTGAGCAGCCATCCGCGATCTCCACTACTCACCCTCAGCCTATCCTCCACCGATGAGTGACGTTCGTATCACAGCCAAACTCGATGGGACGGCGGATGTGGTGCGCTTGCTGCGTCGGCATCCAGAAAAAATTGGACGCACGGTGGAATCTCTCGTGAAGCAGGAGGCACGTGGGCTATCGGTGGAACTTGCCCGCAACACTCGCCCGTTCGGGTTTTCTGACAAAGCTCGCAAGATCGGTGAGGATGCTGTGGCTAGAGACATCGCCGGTGTATTCGCGTTACCTTCTGATGCCTACGAAGAACTTCGCAAGTCTGACCCGCAGGCAGCCGATCGATATTGGGCAAACATCCAGAATCGACGATTCAAACGCGCAGAAAACAATCTTCGCCAATCTAGTAGCGGATGGAATGACCTTGCCGTCGGACGTCTCGATCCGAACCTGCATCAGTGGGGACAACTCGGTGGGGAGAAGCCCAAGCAAATCGTCACCAGTCCCAAGGCACGCGAGACATACATCACCAAGATCCAGAAGCGCGTCGGCTTTGCCAAAGGCTCGTGGATCAATGCGGGCAAATCGATTGGTGGCCGGATTCGTGGAGCAGTGCAGTGGGCGACTCGTCACAAGCAAGCACCCGGTAGTGCCGTCATCAAGACTGGCGACAAGGTATCGGTTACGCTGGTGAACAAGCTCGACTACATCGATGACGTGACGACCTACAAGACCGTAAGCCTCGCATTGGAAGTTGCAGCGGGACGACTGCGCAAAGCACTCGCCACCTCGCTACGCAAAATCAATGACCGCGCAAATCGAGCACTGGGTCGTCGCGCTGGTTGACGACTGCGTCCTAGCAAGATGCCTAACTTGATCGAAGATCGCTTATCGTCATTGCTGACCGAATGGATGACCAGTCACCGCCCTGCGGAAATCCCCGAGTCCGTGCCATTCCATGTCGCACGCCGTGACGACATCCGCACGCGACCCTGCGTGGTTCTCAATCCCACGGAATCCAAGCCCATCCCCGGCATGCCACACACCGCTCGCGTGAAACTGGACGTGCACTTGTTTTCCCAAGTGGATGATACCTCCGCCGAGGATCACGCTCTGTGGGCTGGTAAGCTGGTATTACTCATGCGCGACAAGGCAACCATGCAACAGGAACTCGATTCCGAATCGTTTTGCCTTCATGACCTGATCGAGCGCGAGAGTGTGACCACGCCCGACGAATCTCGTGGCCGGGAAACCGTGCTGAGCTACGAGGCTGTGGTCTCTGCCGTGTGATGCAGTTGACATCAAGACCGCAGCAAATGTCTGCGACTTTCATCGGCACTACTGGCAACTGGGGCATCCCGAGCGATCAAGCGGGGATCCTCATCACCGACCTCTCCTTCGACTACTCCAACCAGGAAAAGCCTGTGCTCAACAAGAGCGGAGAAATTATCGGCCTCTCGCTCTACCAAGAGAAAGTCGAAATCAAACTCTCGGGACTGGTGGCCAAGACCTCGTCGTTCAATGGCAAGATCGGAGCTGCACTTGCTCTCGCCAATGCCATTCCCGCGCACCTGCAACAGACGGGTGGCATGACGGTTCTGATGCAAGTCAGCCGCAGTCTCAACAACGAGGACTTCGAAAAAATCGACCTCACCGCAACCCACTACCCATTCCTCGCAGCCGGTGGTGGTGCTTGATCCTAACCTCCACGAGATCTCTCTATGAACGCCGTGTCACATCTTTCTTCCACCGCCA